TAAAAGATAATCATCTGAAACATATGTGTAGTATCCCTCACTACCATCGTATTGAGTTGCAACTCTAAATGCTCTTGGTGCAAAATCATCAACTACATCATTAATTAAAAATTCAAGTTTTAAAATTTGTTTTTGAACTCCATCACCACCACCAAACATTTTATCTGGTGTTCCATCGTTATCTGAATCAACTCCGTGAGATACTGCAGTTATTCTTAACCAATCATATCTTGTATCTGTTATGGACTCTTCTACTAATGATTCAGAACTACCAACTGCTAATGAATCTTGATATCCTACATTTGGATAATGAACTACTTCAAAAGAATAATCTGCATTAGATGATTCATCACCTTCAGTCCAACCACTTATGTGTGAACCTTTAATAACTCTTGAATTTCCTTGTGTCCAAGCATTAACTGATGTTTCACCACTCTCCACCCAAGTGATTAAATCATTATCAAATGCTATATCTATTCTGAATGTTGTGATATCTGCACCATTATCATCAAGTGTAACTTCCATCTCCAATACTTTATCTCTCCAAATATCAAAGTTATTATTATCTTCAGCTGGTTTAGTTACATCTTGTGCTAAGAAATCGTCTAAATCTTGTGTAACTGAGTCTTTCCACCACATTGCTGGCGTAGACCAATTACCTAATTGTTTTACTCTAATAATTGGGTCTTGTGCAAACAATATCCCAAACATAGTCATATACATAACCGTTGTTTTAACGAAACGAATCATCGTATTCTCCATTGTATCTGTGTCTATAAACATTCCCTGAACTATGGGGAAGATTGTGTGTAGCCTTAATTTAGTTCAATAATAAATATAAAGAAAGGAAAAATTATTTAAACATCAAAGCGAACTACGAATGTAGTATCTAATTCATCACTTAGTTTAATTGGATGTGCTAACTTCCCTACTACCAGTAGGTTATTCTTATCATCATATAGTCCTATCGTTGAGACATATGGATAAAAATCTGAACCAGTTACAAATGACAATTGTGTGTCGGTTGGTTCATAAGTTTCATTAAAACTACCTGTACCGCTTGCAGGATTATCTCCTGGCGGAAAGAATCTGTGTACTTCTTTTGTACCACTTTTTATATCAATACTTCCACTATATCCTTCTGTTATACTAACATTCATACTTGTATTGAAATTATTTGCGGGAACATGAACTTCATAAAAATGTTCATAATGTCTGTGTGTTGCTTTATATTTTACATCAAAACCTGTACCAAAACCAACATCACCATAAGAACCTGTATTGTTAACTACGGCGATTCCATGTTCATAAAATATATTACCAACTACACTACCACTATTGTTTGAGTTTGGTTGTCTACTTGCATAACTAGAACTAAATGCAACATCATATAAGTTACCATATCCATCATCTTGTAAAATTACTTGAGGACTACTATCATTATCAACCAATCGTATTGATTGTTTACCAACTGTTTCACCAAATAATTGTTGAATATCGTTAATGGAATAATCGTCGCAATCTTCTACTACATCATGTAAAAGTGCAGCAGCAATAGAAGTAGCATCTAAACCAATTTCTGAGGCTACAATTTTAGCTACAGCAATTGGGTGAAAAATATACGCCTCTCCAGATTTTCTTCTTTGATCTTTGTGAGCGTCAACAGCCACATCAAACGCTTTTCTAATGAGTTTTTTATCATCATCGGAAAGTATTTGATAGCTTATTCTAAGAAGTTCTTTGTACTCCTTTGCAATTGCAGCATTTTCTTTTTCAATATCAACCTCTGTCATAGATTAAAAATACTATAAAGAATATTAACAACCAACTGCTTATTCATTTTTTCAGATTAAAAATAATCGATTAAGAATTTAAAAATTGAACAAGTAATTCAACGGCTTTTCCACGGTGCCCTATTTTGTTTTTCAAGTCTAAATTCATTTCTGCAAAGGTTAAATTATAATTGTTCGGTATAAAAATTGGGTCGTAACCAAATCCTTTAGTACCATATCTCTTTTTTGTTATTTCACCAGAACATATTCCCGTTCCTGCTAATTCAGCTCCTTTACTTAAAGCACTTTTTGCTTCGCGAGATAAAGCACCAAAACTCATGCCAGCGATCGTTATAGGAATATCAAGTTGTAAAGGTTTTTTTGCAAATCTTGTTCCAAGAGTTACGTTAGTCAAACATTTTTCTCTATAGCCCTCAAGAGGATATCGAGACATAGACGCTCCTAAAAAAAGTAAATCATCAAAATGTGGGAGTTTTCTTTTTGACCCTCCACCTCTAATATCATAGATACCTGTTTCAGCCGCTCTTCTAATTTCAGAAGTAGTGTAATCGTCAAATGTCCATGATTTACGAGGTGACGTATATTGTTTAGGTATTTTACTTGGCATTTTAATAATCAGATACGTTATCTATGTTAAAATTATATAATTTTCTAGCTGAAACAAATTTTTTAAAATTATGAGTTTAAATGTATCAGCTTTAGCTGACTGGTCCAATTCTACTGCTGGCGAGATGATCGTTAGATCAGTATACGAAGGACAAACTACATCGATTCTGCCTGTCAAAACAGGAGTTAAGCACTCAACACCATTAAACATCTTTGATGTGGATCTTGTTATCCAAAATGGAACTTGTGTATCTACACCTTCAGGTTCATTTAACGCAACACAGAGAGTAATTACTGTGACACAAAGAACATCTTACGATGGTCTATGTTTAGATCAGTTAAATCCTAAGTATTTAGGAATTTCTTCTTTAGAAAGAGGATCTTACAACGAAACATTTGAGTTAGCTTCTGTTTATACAGATCAAATCGTTAACCAAATGAAAAAACTAGATGACCAATTCTTATGGTCTGACGGTCAATTCGGAACATTTACTTCATCTTCTACTGCAGGAGTTGTAGTACCAAATGACGCTACAGGTTCATTTACATCAACTAACGCTTTATCTAAGTTAGATGCTCTTATCGAGAACATCCCAGCTGAGGTAGCAGATCGTGATGACTGGACAATCTGGATGTCAACTGCTAACTTTAGAAAAGTTATCGTTGCATTAAGAGAAGCTAACAACTACTACTACGATATGAATTCACCAGAGCAAAGAACTGGAATTCTACAACTACAATATCCATTCGCTAATGGAATCAAAGTAGTTGGTACAGTAGGTATTTCTGGAAACAGAATCGCTTTAATGCCAGATGCATATGCAGTAGTAGGTACTGACTTACTATCAGACGTAGATAACTTCCAATTATGGTATGATATCAATGCTGATCAGTTAAAGCACAGACTTAAGCACAAATTAGGTGCTCAGGTAGCTTTCCCAGAGTATATTATCTCTAACGACGGAGCACTCTAATAGAAGACTAGTATAATGGGCGGTTTCGGCCGCCCTTTTATTAACCAAATAAACAACATTAATTATGGCTTGTGATATTACATCAGGATTTACGCTAGGTTGTAGAGACAACAGTGGAGGGATTAAAAACATTTACATCCTTTCAGGTTCTATTTCTACAATCGTTGAGACTTCTGGTGATTCACCAATTACTGCGATTACAGGTTCAGGAACTTTTTATCAGTTCGAACTTACTCGTCAAACAGGTGACTTCACAGAAACTCCAACTCCTAGCTTAGAAAACGGTACAGTATTCTATCAGCAAGACCTTAATGTTGCTTTCCATAAACTTCAGTCTTCATTACGTAACCAAGTAAAAGTATTAGCTCAAAACCCAGATCTTAAGATTATTGTTGAGACAAATAACGGGGTAGAGTCACCTTACACAGGAAGATACTTCTTAATGGGACGATATAGAGGTGCTAGTTTATCAGCAGGAAGCGGCGCTACAGGTACTGCTTTTGGAGATGCTAACCAATATGCTTTAACCTTCAGTGGTCAAGAACCAGAGCCGGCTGACGAAATTCTATCATCAGATGGAACGTTAGCTACAGTTCTTTCTGGAATTACTGTAGGATAATTATAAACAAAGAAAGAATGGGAGTGGTTTTAGGATTACTCCCTTTTTTTTCTTAAATTAATAAGATAGATGATACAATTATACTACCGTTCAGGATCAGGAAATCAGTCAATAGCAATATGGCCAGAGACTGATTCGATTTATTATAATAATCCGTCAGGTAGTTTTTCTTTATCATATAGTCAAGACCTTGATAGAAGTTCAGGGTCTATTGATTTAACGT